CGTGCTACCAACCTGTAAGGGAACTTTGTAATGTCAAAAACCAAAAATGCGCTATAATCACTGCCCACACCACGGGCAACGTCAACAGTAACAATGTAATCGTGGTCCTTTTGCGGGTTTTCATATACTACTAAACCTTTGTTATTACTAGTGATAGGATCATCATACACCATTGTCCGCAATTTGCTTGCAGCAATTAATGTATCTACAGATCCCAGAAACTCACACTCAAATTCTTGAGTGAACTGTCGCTGGGAAGTGTTTGCAATCGTTTGTGCTTTCCAGTTGGCATCTCTACCAGGAACTTGACTCCAGTGTACTTCTGTAGTGATATATTCGTTCTTACCCCTCTCAGCATCATGCCAGAGTTTGTAGAACATATTCATCCCGTTGGGAGTGGAGATGATAATAACCTTGGTAGACTTACCAGAGGAGATCGTAGGGTATACTGAGGAGAAAAACTGCTCGGCAATGTGAGTTGGAACGAAAGCAAATTCGTCCAGGAAGATGATGTTGAATGACATACCTCGGACAGCAGAACTAGAAGTAGATGCTGCCATGATCTTAGAACCATTCTCAAGTTCTAGAGATCCTTTATTCCACGACACAATACCTTGCTGCATCCACTTAGGAAGGTTCTCATAAGCAAGTTGCAACCTACCGAGAAGTTCTCTGGATGTACTTAGTTTGTTTGCTAGGATACCGATGTTAACGTTATCATTAAAGATACAATAATGCAGCAGGTAAGAAACCACAGTGGTACTCTTACCAGTCTGACGTGGTAGTTTAGCAATGTTAAAACGATTACTATGGAACCTTTCAATCATCTCTTCTTGAAAGTCCCACATCTTAAATGGCACCAGACCCTCATCCAGTGACACAATCTTGATATAATTTTTAGTAAAGTAGACGGGATCGTCAGCACATTTCAACCACTCCTGAACTTGTTTGGGAGTGAAACTCATTTCCACGTTCGCCGCTTTTAGATTGGGCGAACCTTTATAAACTTTATCAGCCATTTATCAACAGTTCCAAGCTCTCAGTGATTTGTTGATCCTGCTATCAGGATCACTAGCAGTCTTCTTACTAGTTAGTTTCTTTTTCATGCCCTTCATTCGAGCGCAGAAGGATGCCCTCCTGGGATTTCCAACCTTCTTGCTTGGTGCTTTAAGGTCAGATCCTGGATTTTCCTTTTCATAAGATCTGCGTCCTTTTGCGTTAAGTCCTCCTGACTTACTTTTTCCTGACTTTTTTGTCCAGGCTGCTCCTTCTTGGGTGAGTTCAAATTCTTCTTTAGCAGTCCTCTCCGACTTCTTGAAAGCATCCTTGTCTGGATAATCGGAGGATCCAGGTTTAGCAGGTGCTTCTCCACGCTTTCTTTTAGCGTGAATGTTGGCATAAAGACCACGCTTCGCTTCGCTTAGTTCTCTAAATTCTTTAAATGACTTCATGCCAGCAGGGAGGGTTTACTAGGATATTTATTCAATTAAGGTGTGCAACAGAGGATGCCCACACAGAAGCAGAAGAACCTGTAGTTGCTTCAAGCGTTTCTGCAGGAAGTTTTTTTACCTCAACACGCTCACCAGCGCCGATATAAAAATTATTTCCATTACTGTTAACGATCAAGCAAGCAGCAGTATTAGTGTTGACAACTGAAACTAATGTTGCCGAAGATACATTGCTTGCTGCAGAGTCAAGATCAACAGCAACTGATACGGGTTTGATAATCATTGTTCTAAATTTTTAATTATTTATCTTCTAATTTATTTTTTGCTTGCTTCAACATCTTAGCGAGATCAGCAGTAGATCCTACAAACATAGTATTGTTAACTGTTGTTGGTCCTTTCTTTTCTTCCTGACCTAGATCTTTCATCTTCTTCTGAAGATCAGATAATTTATCAGTGATGTCAGCAACGTTCTTAATGCCCTGGAAGGCGACTTCGTATGCTCTTGGGTGGTTACTGCTCCTAGCAACGTCTAGGAGTTCCTCAATGGCAACCTGACCCTTCTGAATGAGTTCATATAACTCACCACGAGCATACTTATAATCTGTCTCTATATCAGCACTAGTAACATCAACCTTTTCAGGTTTAGGTTGCTCCTCTTCATCCATAGGAGTGATGTCAAAAACATCTTCCATATTCTTCTGGAATTTATTATCCATGATATGTTATACCTTCATTAAATCCGAAGTCATCATCTGGTTCTAGCAGAGCGTCATCTGCTGCGTTAATAGTACCATCGTTATTCTTATCTTCTAATGCTTTAGGTGTAACGTTATATTCCATAATCCTAGCATTAGTATCTTTATCGCCAAGAAAAGTATTGGCAATAGACTTTCTAATGATGCCAGTAGGAGCAACAGGACCATACATAAAGGTCTTGACGCTAAATCTTAGTGTATAATAAATATATCTTCTGGTAGAGTAATCACCTTCATAATCATCAGTAAAATCAATACTTTCTAAGATAATAGGAATATCTCTCTTCTCATTCATTTCAGGAATAAGATCCACAGTCATACTAAATTGTGGTTGAAAGAATGGAAGAATTTGTTCAAGAATCTGCAATGCATCATCTTGAGATTTTGAGATTACATTCAACTCAAATCCAATATTATATGGAACAGGAAGATATTGAGTTTTAGTTGTTGTAGTTTGACCATCACCAACCGCTCTATTTCTCTGAATAGGAGGAACTTTCCTTGTGCTATCATATGAGATACTGGTCATTTCAAATGACAATCTAGGAACAGTAATCGTTACCTTCTTGTCAAGATTTGGAGCAGCAGCAAGTCTTGCTAAAAACTTTTGAATGGGACCATATGCCAATGGAACTTTTTGCTCCATGACATCTTTGCCATTGGCATCTAAAGTTTTTAATTGAATGTTATTAAAAAGCGTACCAAATGTGGTAACTGTCTTCCTAATAATTTTGTGATAAAAATAATTTCCTAACATTAGAAGCTACCTGTAAAATTACCAAATTCTCCAAACGGATTCCTTTCAGTGAAGTCAAGAATATCATCTGCTTCATCTTCTAGTTCTCTATTTTCTGAGAACGAATCAGTCATATCAAGAGTGTCAAATGATGAGACTGACCATCTTGCATTAGAATCAGCGCCAACTAATTCTTCGTTGACATTAAATGTCCCATTTGCATATGCAACACTTAATGTTCTAGTGTCCTCGTTCCACTCCGCAACTTTTCCTACAATGTTTGCAGGAGATTCATCAATAACAATAGTGGGTGCATAACCAGCAACACTTTCAACATTGCCAAAAGCATCATATGTAATGTCGCCATAAACATATGGAGTTGTTGGTGAATTAACTTTAGAGACTACACCATTAGTAATCTCTGTTGTTGATGTACCAATCAAAGAATTAGTTGGTGTTAACCAACGTGCTACTGGTGCAGTTTCATACTTACTACCAGCATTGGTAATAGTAATTTGACCAAGAACTCCATCTACTGCAACTACAGTAGTTGCTGCAGCATTGAATCTTGTTCCTGTAACTTTCTCATCCTGAATCCAATATCCAGAACCACCGGCACTGAATACAACGGGGTATACACCAGATTCCATTTCAGTGTTGTCAACAGCAGCAATTCCAGTATCAAAGATACTGTCACCGTATTCAAAGACTTCACATGTCATGGTATATGTATATAGACTTCCTAACTGATAGAAAGGTTTTTGGTTTTCCACATACTTAATTTCAAATACTGTTTCATTTAATGGAAACCAGATAAGGTCACCATCATTAGGTCTTCCGCTGACTATTTTGTTTGTGGAAGTCTCTACAAAATCTTGCCATCTTCTTCTAGATACTGTCAGTTGAATTTCATCAGTTACACGAAGACCAAATTTAGACAGCATATCTCCATTGCCACCAAACTGCTCAAAGTTTTCAAGATACATCTCAATGAGATAACTATCCTTAAACTGTGAGTAATAGATGTCATTCCATAACTTATCCTCATGGATTTTACGAGGAATATAATAGCAATCCAGACCATACATCTTGATCTGTTCGTCTACAAGATCCTGAACTAAACCCTGCTCACCTTTTGTTCCTTGTGTGAAGTATAAATTCTTCATCTTAACCGATCATGTCTAGTGGTGGTAACTCTGCTGCTAATTTAAATTCACCAAGAATAGTTTCAATTTCTTCTTGTGCATCTTCATAGAACTCTCTGCCATTTAAAGTTGTACCACCAGGAAGTGATACGTTCTTAAATTTAATAAGGTTTTGTCCCCACTGACGTTTGATCAGAGCGGTAAGATATCTCTTTAACCATACATCATTATAAATTTCTGCTGCATTATTAGGATCAATCATTCTATAACAGTCAAGAATTAAATGTTGTCCTGCAGTAATATTACCCCAGTCAGTATCAATGTATAATCTATTTTCTCTTTTATTAAATCTAATTGGTTTGAAGTTACCAATTACAAAATCAAGAGTTTCAAGATACTGCTTAACCATATAGTAGTTCAAGATTTCCATTGAACCAAAATTATAAAAGTCATTCAAGAATAACTGATACTTCATACTAAAAATATTTCCTGATGTCGCTGATGAACTATTATCATAAGCATAGACTTGCGTTACTCCAAGTACATGCTCAGGAACAGTAATATAGTTATTCTGCTCCTTAAAATCAGTACCAGCAATTGCACTGTTCGCTTTCGCGTCAGTAATCATTTGTTCAGTAATTTCTACTTTTAAAAATGTTTTGATGCTCCCATCAAAATGACGCTCTTGGAAGAATTGAATAGCATCGTCCATGAGATCCTCAATCTGATCATCATCTACATTAATCTCTAGGACGGGAAAACCTAATTTCCTTAAGCAGTAGTCAATTAACTCCTGGCGTGTTGAGGGTCGTGCCATGAATAAAAAAATACCCTAGTTTCCTAAAGGTATTTATCATACTCTATTCTACACCCTCAGGAAATTCACTACACTCCTTGCAATCTTCTTCGCCATCTAAGAAAAGATGAGGATTACGAGCTCGGAATGCATTATATTCATCCCATTCATGAATAATTTCTCCCTCCTCATTTCTCACAATTTCCATATTTTGTGAATAGTGGAAGCATCTATCTCCAAGTTCATCCTCTTCAAAATCTGGATCCGGCACAACTTCTTCTATAAACCAATGTCTTACTGCTGCTAGATTATCAAATACTTTAAATTGATCTTGAAATTCACACCACCATAGGAGTTCATCTACAGGAATTTCTTTTCCAAAATCTTCCGGTTCTTTATCATCGGGCAACATTGCCTCAATAATCATACGAGTGTCATCACCATGCTTTTCTTCAATCTCTTTAATTATTGAATAGAGTGGGATATCCGTAACAACATCCATTTTTTATACTACTAAATAAAACTACGACACAATATATAGTCATTGACTTGAATATGTGTTATAATGTAGTATAGTATTTAAAAACAACATGAGTCTTCAACTTTGCCTCCTAGAGACTGGAGAGACAGTTATTGCTGATATTCGTGAAGCAATTGATCCCGATTCAAATAAATCTCTGGGTTATCTAGTAACTAATCCATTTGCTGTTGAACATACAATCCATAACACTGTTCAAGTTGATGAAAATTTTGACAACGTAGACAGTTCTCCCGAAGGATCAGCATCACTTTCATATAGAATTTGGGCACCTTTGTCGCGACAAAACGTTTTCAACTTTCATACAGATTTTGTTAGAGTGATCTATGAACCTGACACTAAAATTACAGAGCAATATACCGCAGTTCTTGCAAAATGGCAGAAAGAACATACATTAACTGTTGAAGTAGATAAACATTCCACTAATGTAAGTTGGGCTAGCGATGAAAATGTCGCCTCAGAACTTGAGAAAATGAATCCATCTGGCGTGAAAGCAACTGCTGCTGGCGAAAATGGTGCATTAAATGCTACTCTGGAGGGAAATACCCATGAGTAATAGTGGATTATTCTACGCACCAAAAACAAGTGAAAGTGCATCAAAAAAAGGAAAAATTCATACTTTTAACAATACTCTAACAATGCCAAACAAACCTCCTCAAATTGAGGAGATGGATAATTGTATTGTTGTTGATAATTTTTTACATTCTATTGATAATTTTGAAGAAGAACTTTTAAAATTTCCTGCAACTAATTGTCATGAGATTAATGAAATTCTTTTTTATGGGGATAAAGAAGCTGACTATGTAGGAACTGCTGGCATTACACAACCAGTACCAAGAGATTTTGTTGCACAATATGTAAGATTTGTCTATGATTATCTAAGCGAAAAAGATTATATGATTCCTAACGTCAACAATAATGACCAATTTATTGATGGTTTAGTTATGAATAGTGTTGCTGAAACTACACTATTCTATGAAGATATGGTGGTTGACAGTGCATGTAATGTACCTTCACCGTCAGGTGGTGAATTTACTAGTTCACTATTTTTTGATGATGATGAAGAGGATAATAAAAAAGGAATTACCTTTTATGATTTTGTTTTTGAGGGTAGAACCTATTCATCCCTTGAGGATTTTTTGATTGAGGATGATGAAACTAGAGAAAAAATCTTTGAGATTGTTGGTAAATTTTCTGCAGGAAGTGGCAAATTAGAATTATATGAAGAATTTAGTGAATCAGAATACTTTAAACCAACAGAATATATTGAAGCAAAGCGAAATAGATTAATTGCATTCAAGAGTTGTTTCTTTACTGTGAGAAATTTATCTAAAGGAGAACGATATACTTTTAATTGTTCGTTTAACGTGCCTAAATTTAATTAATATGAGAGATTTCCACATCACTGAATTCTCTCGTTATACGAGGGAAGAGATTAAAACTCTAACTGAAATAAATCCAGATGCGGAAATAAAGTTGCATAGAGTTGATGGTATTAAATATATTAGAGCAACAAATTTTTTAAAACGACCTGATGATTTGGCAGAATTTATGTCTAGATTTCCTGCTGAAGATAGAAATTTAACTATCCAAGCAGGACAAGAATCAGATGTGGGAAGTTCAGCACCAGGATTTCAGCAATATATTAGAGAGTTTTACTTTAGAGAATTAAATAAAAATTTGTTTAAAATAGGTTATGATTTAAAATTACATAAGTATAACCAAAAGAGAACAGAATTTGATAATTTTACAAACTGCTGTTATCCTGGAATGAAAGCATATCATAGAAATTATCTACCACATACAGATTCTTTCGGTCTTGCTGCAAACATGTATCTTACAGACCCAGGAACTTCTACATCAACTTCTTTTTTTAGATTGAGGACCAGTTCTGGAACACTTATTCATAATGAATTTGAATTATCTCGTGCAGGTTATGAAGATGTACAAGAACTTCAAGAACGCTATGTTTATGATAGTTCTGGGGTAGGGTTGGAACCTTGGGTTGAATTTAAAGGTAATGATTTTTATGAATACTATTATGATATTCCTGCTGAATATAATAGCATGAGTATGTACAGAGGAAATATATGGCACAGTATTACTTATGATGCCTCAGAAAAATCTAAAGTCAGATATTCATTAGTGACTGCTATGCTGCAGAATTGACAATAAAAAAGGGGGCAATTGCCCCCAATTTTTTTGGTTTGTTTTTTCAGGATTATGCCTGAGATTCTTGCCAAGTAACTCTTGCTGATACAGCAAATGGGTTAGAGGTAGAAACAGTTGACGAGTCCACAATGTTCGCGACAATCGTGAGAATATCAGGTCCGTTGGGGAATGTACCATCTCCACCTAGGATTGAGTTACCCATGTCAGAGATATCACTTAGATCATACGTGGTTGATGTAGATTCTCCAGACCCACCGCCAGCAGCACGGAAGGAGAGAATCGCTGAACCACCCGCGACCGTTTCGTTAGAGGAGTGTTTAACGAGTTGACAAAGAGAAGGTTCTTGAACGTTCTGATATGCGTCGGTACTCAGTCTTCCATTCAGTTTGAGACTGATCTCAGTCTCATGCGTGGTAAGAATACCAACCGAAGCAAGTTTAAGTTGCATTCTGTTGATAATTTCTCTTTCGCCCAGTGCGCCCGTGATTGAGGAATCAACCGAAGGTGCGAGTCTGATGGAGATAAGAGGAATGTCCTGAGGAATTGGATTGTTGGTTCCAGCAGGAGCACCGATAGACATCGTAGTTCCAGAAGGAACAACGATACATCCATTAGATCCACAAAGGGCTCTTTGAATATTATCAGTGTGACTTCTGTTGAATACACTAGTAGTGCCTTCATAGTACTTGATATAAAGTCTGTAAGATCCACTATCAACCTTGGATCTATTGTCAACAGGTTTACCGTTGATGAAGTGTCCGTTAGCAATAGTGGTATTGTAGATCAGCGTGTTTGTGGTAAACGCGCTAGCGTCAGAAGTAGGGAAGAACAATACGAGGAAGTACTCTCTATTCCAATACTGACCTTGATATCTTTCGTTAACAATGGTAGAGTTAGAATTAGTAGTCTTGTCAACCGAACTTTCGTTAGTAAACTTCTGAACGTTACCAGATGCCGTAAACAGATATGCTTCGTCATCTTGATACATACCGTCCATGATAACCGAAGTACCCCAATGGAACAGAGTTCCAACGTAACTTGGGTTATCATCATTTTCAATCTCATAACGTGCAGGCAGGTTACCTGAACGGAAGTAAGATTCAGTCAAGCGGTTGTTGTGCTTAAATTCATGAACATACTTAACATGTCCATCCTGATCTTTAAATCCGAAACGGATCTTACCAGCACCATACCAAGAGTAATCCATATAGCACATCTGGATCTTGGTAATATCCAAATTGAATCCAGAAGGACCTTCACCATCTGCATTATCAATATTCCAGTTAACCTGACCAACGCGAGTATCAATTGTCTTAGTACAAATAACGTTATTAGTTGTAACACCACGATAAGCAGGTTGAATTGTTAGTTGAGTGTTACTGGTAACTTTAACAACTCTATGAGACATACCGCGAATAACGATATAATCACCTTTTGCAAGTTCTGAGAGGAACTTGGTATTCGTACCCGTAACAATGTTATCCTGCTTGGTAACACTGATTGTACCAGGAAGTTGAAGAACAGAACTTCTTCTTACACAGTTGAGGGTATCACCATCAAATTCATAGAAGAATCCATTCTGATCGTCAAACATACCGGCGCGAATGTCGCAACCACTCCAAGAAAGAACTTGTGCTTGAGGGAATCCTCCAGAATTACTTCTAGAAGGTTCAACTTCAAGGAGATACTTGAAGATATAGTCGCTGTCTACTGATGTTACAGTTGACCGAATGTTCCATGCTTGGTCATCAGATTTAATAATCTTGATGTCAAGTTTATTAGAGAGTTGGTGTGGTTTTGATGTTGTTACAAGACCCTCAATAATCTCATGGAATGTAATTGCTTCAGATGACAACGGAGCTGTTGCTGAAGTAGTAATTCTAACAGTTGTTGAGTTAACAATTTCAATAATTCTTGTTACATTGCCTTTGGCATCATTTTCAATACCTGAAGCAGTAACCTTCATGTCAACAAGAAGGGCAGATGTATCTGGAACCGTAAGTATATCAGAACCCTGAGAAGCATCTGCAGTTGTGATTAAATCACTACCGCGTTTAACGTAAGAGAGATCTAGGACAGGAATCAACGGAATAAAGTTGATCGCGTATGAAGTCTGGATACCTTTACCTGACTGATAACGGAAGTACTTACGAGTCTGTCTAGAAATTCTAGAGTTAGGTGACTTAGAAGTACCAATTTCCATACCACCATCAAATGGTCTATGGAGATAGAATCCATCAGGACGTACATAGATGTAAGAAGGAATCAGATAAACTACAGTAGTAGCAGTGAAGTCAATAGCAGTATCTACGAGAAGAGTTGTATCATCTGTAATAGCAGTAATTGTTCTGGACTTGACTTCACCAGGACTACCACTAGTTACATCAACGATTTTGATAGCATCACCAACTTTAAAGAATCTTTCAAAGGAAGTATCCGTACCAGTAATTTCTCTGCTTCCGTTAGTTACAGAAAGTGACCCACCACCAGTAACTTCACCTGAAAGGTTGGAACTTATAAATCTTTGAAGTCCACTTCCAGTACCAGTCAAGTTGATAGCAGTAGGTGATTCTGCAATAGCATCTGCTTCACTAGCAGCAAGTTGGATAAAGTTATGATCAAGTACAATGACATAATAGTCAGTATTATCAACCAAACCAGTAACAGCAGTACCACCACTGATATCATAGATTACTCTTGTTCCACTACCAAAGAAGTGGTTTGGAATGTTGATACGGTTGTTTGTTGTGTCAACATCAGCACTACTATTAAATGTTTTTGATGTTGGAGGAATTTTGAATGGAATTGTAACTTCCAATTCAGTCTCACTAACCGCCGTAGTAGTTGTGTATGAACCATCAACAACACCGAAATCAGCAGTTGTGTTCTCAAATGTATGAGAACCAGTACCACTACTTGTGATATCAATCGCTGATCCACCTTGAGTAGCCGACAGAGTAAATCTGTTACCACTGATAGGATAGACATAGTAAGAAGTACCATCAACCAGACCAGGACTACCAGTAGGAGCAGCACCAGTTGTGTTATACTTCAGAAGTTCACCTGCAGAGAACTGGTTGTCTGCGATGTAGATAGAGTTTCTGGTTGGGTTTGTCAGGACAGCAGTAAATGTAGTGATACCCGTGGCACCAGCAAGTCTCAATGGAGATGCACCTGTACTAGACTTAATTCTGAATCTATCGTTGTTGATTCTATCAATATACCATGTTCCACTAGTTGTGGAAGTTCTTTGATTGTTGCCAGTCTCTTGATTATAGTAATGAACTGCACCAGTAGATGACAATACTACAGAATCATTGCTGTTAAAACCATGACTTGCTTTAAAGAATGAATCATTCGTAGAAGTATTTCTCTTCAGCAGAGCAATATATGAGTTAGTACCACCATCTGAATTAACATCACGGAAAGTAGTGTTGTAAGTGCCGTCATAACCAGCCTGTCTATACCAGTAGAAGTACTCGTTACCATATAGTCTAAACTGGTATCCGCTAATGTCATTCAGATAAGTGCTATTAGAACCATAGTATGCTTTTGCATTTCTGCCACCATATCCACCCATGGTATAACCATAGCTGTAATTACCATTGTTATTACCGTTAACACCTCGGTTCTCATGGTCGGTAAGGAAGTCATAGTTTCCTTGCCATTGTGTGTTACCTAGAGGAAGTGATTGGAGATCCTGTCCATAGGTTTTCATTCTGGTTCCCCAGTTGTTCCAATATGGCTTATATCTGTATCTTGTGGGATATCCATAACTAATTCCACTACCATATCTGGTTGTCTGGAAGAATGAAGCAACATCCCAAGGTGTTCTCCCTGATCCATAAGTACCGTCTACACTAGCAAAATCGTACCCAGAATAGGTGTTTCTCCAGTTTCTGTAGTATGTACGATAGTACATATACCAGTCATAACCTGTCCCATGTTCTTGATAGATGTTATAAACCAATCCAAGGTTATGGGAACCATGGTCAAAAGTACCACCAGTAGAAAGATTAATTCTGTAATTAAGTCTTTGTGAATGGTTTAGGTAGAAAGTATTATCATCAATTCGTTCAATATAATAAACCTGCATTCTGGACAGACCACCCATTGGGTAATCACCAGGATTAGGATAGTAAAGAACAGCAGCTTTGTTATGGAATCCGTGACCTGTGATAGTAATCTTATCAGCACCAAAATCTACATCACTTAGATCAAAGCGTTTGGTGTAGGTTGGTTCATAATTATAAGGAACTCTCTGAGTAGGATCTTCAGGAGTAACAATGTTTGCCTGTTCAACGTGATCAATAACCGGTCTTCCATCAGCTGCAGTTGCCGTAGAATCAGTAACTTCCAAAATCTTAGGAGAAACTGTATTAACAAAGTAGAAGTTTGTGTTATCAGCAAAGCCATGTTCTGATCTGGTAGTCAGCATAACTTTGGTATTTGTTCCAAAACCAACACTTAAGGTACTACCCATTCCTGCATGGTTAGTACAGTGGTAATATACTGTATTATAAGAAGGTGATTCTGAAGTCACCAGGATTCTTACATATGCACCAGGACTTCCAGCAGCTGCTGCAGTATTGGTATAAACATATTGAGTTAATGCAGTGCCTGCACCATCAGCTTGATCATTAAAAGCAAGCGGGTGAGTAGCATTGCTAGAATCAGATTGATCAAAGATGTATACAGAATTTCTAACAAAGCTAAAATCAGGATCTAGTTTATTATTAAAGAAGTATCTGTTTCCTCCATCAACAACACCATTATTAGCAGTACTTTCAACAGTATAATCTACTGCAGCACCATTAATTACAAGTACTTCATCAGCATTGAATGATCCTTGTACCTCAATGAGTGTAATTGCTGTCCCGTCAACTTTAGCAATAGTACCAGTAGCAGCTCCTGCCCCCTGTACAGCCGCTCCGATTTCAACATCAATATCAAAAGATGTAGTTGCTGTAATAATAGTAGTAGCTTTCACTGTAACTATTTTGGTAAACACGTCGGCTGTAATACCTTTAGTGTCACTCAGATTAACTTGAGAACCTTGGAAAAATTTACCAGGAATAATAGAAGTATATGTACCTTGGAGTTGCTTTGTTTCTGGTTGGTTTGCTCTAGCCTTATATGTAAACGTTTCGGTTGAAGGAATTGATTGAATTAGATATGCACCTTCAGCAGATAGTGAAGAAAGACCAGTAACGGTAATAGGTACACCAGTTGAAAGACCGTGCTCAAATTCACAAGTTACAGTAATAAGTTCACTATCAACCACTGATTCTACTGATGTGATAAACGGAATAGTAGTATCAGCGGTAGATGCATAGAACGAAGGAATATTATTAATAGTCTGAATGGTTTCCCACTTAGAAGCTTGAGGACCGTACTCAAAGTCAGTATCAATTAGGTTTTCTGGATTTGAAACTCTAAACTTTGAAACAGCGTCAACAAAAGTCTCGGAAGGTTCAATATTGACGTAATCTTTTTCGTAGAAAATCTGTAATTCATCAGTGCTCTGCATAGTAGAGCAGTTAAAATTCAATACAAACGAAGTTTCTTCGGTTGCTGAATCATATGATCTAGATGCTAGACCCAAGAAAGCATCAGCAAAATTGTAGATATTGACATTATCAGTTACATTCGTTACGAGAAGCAGTCGCTTAGCAGGAATGTTGCCCTTGACCTTAATAGTGTTGGTCGTTGGCTCAAAAGTGTAATAAGTAATTAATTTCTTTGCCATTTTTTAAAAATCCTTTCGGTTATGTTTATATACGTCTAATCAAAGACCAAATGCTACGGACATAGCGAGCGATCCCTGCCTAGTAGCGAGTTCAGTTCCTCCAGCTTTCACACCATCATGAACAACAGCAGTGTTTTTTGTGGTATCAACAGTGATTTCACCTTCAGCACCAATAAAAGTTTGATGTTGAGCGGTTGTACCCCTTCTGAATTGTACTTGAGTGGTCATTCTTTTTAAGCCAAAGATTTTCTTCTTTTATTTATACAAATTATTATATTATGGTGCTATAGATTCTAATTGGACTAAAGAGTTTGAGGATAACTTCTGCTTCACCTTGCGTGGTGATTCTAAGAGTTCCCGGTTGAGTAATTCTAGTGACACTACCTGGATTACTGCCATTGAATGTAAACAGATTTGTGGAGACGATTTCTCCCTGTGCTCCAATCTCTGTTTCATCATAATCTCTAGTTCTTGTAATAGTACTACTATTGAGACCAAAGAGTGAACCAGAACCAAGATAATTATCTGTCTGCTTCTCAATTTTTTCACCACTAACGAATGTTGTGCCAGAACCGACGTTACTAACAACAATTTTAATATCTGTTGCCTCACCAGAAATATTTGCATTTCCAGCAGCATTGTAATTTCCTTTTGTAAAGGACTCTGTTGCACCATTGCGGAATTCAAAGAGAGTGGTATTTTCAACATCAATTGTTCTGGATTCTGCTGCTCCTCCGAATGCAGATAAAGTACCTTCACCAACAAAACTGAGAGCAACAACGAAGTTTGCATCACCATTGACACTTGCAGATCCAGAAGCATTGAACCCGCGAGTTCTGATAACTGGTTCGGCAGTTCCACCAAATTCGTAAAGAACAGTTTCTTCTGCTGGATTGAATCCAACAACTTCTGCTCCACCACCGAATGTTGAAAGTTGACCTTCTCCAGTGTAAATTCTTGTCGCTCTGTTTTCGGAATTTCCAGAAACGAATGTTGTGCCGGAACCAACTTTTGTGCGAGTAAATGGTGCCTGTGCTTCTCCAGAAACTGTGAAGAGTCCAGTAGATTCTGGAGCGACGGCAGCAACCTCAACTCCACCACCAATTCCGAACAGTGAACCAGACCCAGCAAATGCGCGAGTTCTGATAACCGGTTCACCAGATCCATTGAACTCAAAGAGTCCTGTTGATTCTTCAGTAACAGTTGTAGATTCTGCTGCACCATTGATTGCAAAGATTGAACCAGAACCAACATGATTTCTGGAACCAGAATTTTCAGAATCTCCACTGACTGTTGTGGAACCAGTTCCAATGTTAATTCTAGCAAACGCATTCTGATCACCACCAGCGGTAGAGAAGAGAACTGTGCTTTCAGGGATGCTTGCGGTTCTAGATTCTGCTGCACCATTTGTGCCAAAGAGTGAACCGGAACCAGCATGTGCAGCAGTGCGTCTATTAACACTTTGACCACTGAGATTTTCAGATCCTGATGTTTCAAATGCGCGTGTGCGATCTGTATCTGCAGTACCAGAAGGAACAAACAGAACTGTAGATTGAGGAACCTCAATTGTTCTGGACTCAGAACCACCACCAAATCCAAACAGAGTACCAAACTGGAACAGGATGACTCTGATACGAACGATAGGTTCGCCGCTAAACTTAAATGCTCTTGTTTCAGTTTCTGGATTGAATCCGACAACTTCAGCAGCACCACCGATAGAATTAAATCTACCAGATCCACTGTATAAGCGTGTGAAGGCAGGATCAGAATCACCATAGAAGTTGAACTTAGCAACTTCAGGATTCGTGAAGATGTTAAATCTGAGAACAAGATCGGGAGTACCAAACAATCTTGGAGATCCAGCAGGGCGAGATGTCCATGCAGGATTCCACTTGGATGGTGAAGTACCGTTGACTCTGAAGAGAACTGTATTTGTTGGAGGCGTTACGCTGGAAGATTCTGCTCCACCACCAATTCCGAACAGTGAACCAGAAGTTCCTGGATCTCTATCATCACCATAATATCCATAAACATTAACTTTTTGAGATACTGATATACCAGCAACATTTGCTGATCCACCGATCTTGCCGTAGATGGAGTTGACATAACGAGGTGATGGACGATATCTGAGCCATTCGGACCCAGCATCGTGGGTGTACATTCTGGAGAATACACCCTTAGATACATATGCACCCTTGAATCCAACATCAACATTACCAAGAATTCTTGGAGTTCCAAGAAGATGTTGAGTTCTCCAATGTGGACGGAATCTAACCGCAGCATTAGGAGCGAGAGGTGTCTCCTCCTTAATCTTAATGTTGCCAGTTCCGACCCAATTCTCAACATGCTTCTCAACTGCGCCACCACGCATTTTGAGGAGGAAGGTTTCTTCAGGTGTCTGAGCGATGAATGCTTCAGCGGCATTCCCGACACCAAACAGAGATCCACTAGAGAATTCACGGAATATTCTCTTCTGAGCTGGAGTTCCACCAGAAATTCTGAATAGACCGAATGGGTTTTCATCTCCAGGAAGAGTAACCAGATCACCATGATCAACATTGGGTGGTAGATATGCATCACTAATAGATCCAAGATCATCAATTGTAGTAGCATTATCAGTAATGGATCCATACTGATCGGTTCCAAATCCTTCAACAACAGAAGAATTATTATATGAGAATACTGCCTTCTCAATTCTGTCTCCGATATGGAACAGTGAACCTTCGCCCGTATAAAGACCTTTGCTGAAGCTCTCTGCGAGAGATCCAACGAAATTGAATAGAGCAGTAGTTTCTCCGGCACCAGAAGTAAACTTCTCAATAGCGGCACCAGAGATATTAATCTCAATTGTTTGTGAGACTTCAGAGAATGTCTGCTTATGACCTTTATCGCCACCAGTAATTCTAAACAGACCAGTGACAGGTTGTCTGGTCTGAGTAATTACTACAGAACCATTATCAACTTCACCATCTGAAGTGATAGATGTGACATTGCCAAGGTCACTAGTTACAGTTGAATTGTCAGTAATAGATCCATAATCGGGACCAGTACTAAACTCAACAACAGATTCTGTGGTATATCTAAATACTGCTCTCTCAACCTTTTCACCGATATGGAAGAGTGAACCAGAACCAACAAAATCTCTTGCTCTAGGAGTGTCGGCATTACCTGTAAGTTTGCCCTGTTCGTAAGGACGTGCTCTCCAATGAGGTGAGAATTTGAAGTCTGCAGGATCCTGTTGCTCATTAAAGATTCTAAATCCAAATGGTCTTGCAACGTAGGGTCCACGAACAAATTGATCTGCAGAAGAACCACTAAGTTGTAAGAGTCCAGTAAGAGGTTGTCTAGTCTGAACAATAATTATCTCACCGTTATCAACTTCTCCTCCTGGAGTGGTGGATGTAATACTACCAAGATCATCAGTTGTTGTTGCATTATTAGTGATTGATCCATAATCTTCATCTGGAGTAAGATCAACAATAGATCCTCCATTATAATCAAAGGTTGCACTTTCAACCTTATCACCAATACCAAATAGTCTGCCCTTACCAACAAAATCTCTTGCTCTTGAACTTTGAGAAATGCCAGTGACAGAAATGTTACCACCAATATCATCTGCCTGAGCAACACGCTCAACCAGAGAACCAGATACATTAACAATTCCACCTCTAGTAACATAAGGTCCACGGATAAACTGAACCTTAGGAGCAGCACCAGTAAATTTAAACAACCCAGTAAGAGGTTGTCTAGTCTCAGTGACTATAATCTGTCCAAGATCTACTTCACCATCTGGAGTAGCCTGACTTGTGATAGTACCATAGTCAGTAGTTGTTCCAGCAGAATTGGTGATTGATCCATAATCTCCACCTGGAGAGAACTCAACAATAGATGATGAATTATAATCAACCGTTGCTCTTTCAGTTTTAACTCCATGACTGAACAGTGAACCAGATGCAATAAATGGTCTGGACTGAGCATAAGTATTGAACTCTCCGTCTGGACCATTGCTGATCTTCGGAGTGCCGAGAAGATGACGAGATCTCCAATGAGGAACAAATCTGAAGTCTGCGGGATCTTGCTGTTCGTTGAAGATTCTGACAGCAGGACTCTGACGATCCCAGATAAATTTGGGGAAGAATTTATCAGCAGCAGCACCTTGGATTTCAAACAGTTTTCCGAGGGGACGCTCATCACCAGTTACATCTATTACATTTCCATTATCAATGATGTTAGATGCTGGAACAGGAGTAGTGACCTGTCCATAATCACCAGATACAGTTACGGCAGATCCAACACTTCCAGCATCAGTAAATGTAAACGATTCTGCAATAGAAGATTCGTTGTATGCAACAGTTGCTCTTTCAGTCTTGACTCCATGACTGAAGAGTGAACCAGACGCAATGAATGGTCTAACTCTTGCATAAGTGTTATTTTCTCCACCAAGACCATTCTTAATATCAAATAGTGCTGTAGATTCACCTGCCTGAGAGATAAACGCAAGATTACTATATCCACCAGTAATTCTAATTTCAGCAGTGGAACCAAGATATGCTTTTGGTTTAGCATGTCCGATATCCCCACCAGCCAATTCAAAGAGTTTACCGAATGGATTATTAGTAATCAGATTGGTGATAGAACCATAGATGGTATCACCAGTAGATGGTTGAGTTACATCACCATAATCTGCAGTTGTTGTTGCAGAAGCAGTGACAAGACCATTATCAATAGGATCTTGTACTACCGCAATTGATTCCTCAGTGTAATCAAATACTGCTCTCTCGTCATTCTTACCAGAGTTGTTGAGAGAACCAGAACCAATCCAAGATCCCTTAATAACCTTGAGTTGCGACATTCCGCCGCCAAGCTTGAGGAATTCTCCAGCACTTGTCTGATTCGGACTGAGACCATAATGATAAACCTGAACTGCAGGTTCGTTGAATTGTACAGTTGCACGACCACCAGTGGGGTTAAGTACACCAGAACCATGATATGATCTTGGAATAGGTGTTACTGCCCTACCAGTGATATTGATATTACCGAACTTGGTGAAGTATGGGATCAAATCACCATAAGATGTGTCACCAGTAGAAGGTTCGGTTACATCACCATAGTTCTCGGTATTTGCTGTAGTCTGATCTACAGAACCATAGTTTAAGGTTCCTAGAGTTGCTAAAGGATCAAATACGATATCAGATTGGTAATTAAATACTGCTCTTTCATCCTTCTGTCCGATCTCAAACAGAGATCCAGAACCAACATATATTCTGGCAAATGCATCAGGAATGACATGGTTGGTGATTGTAATTCCACCACGGCTTCTCCAATGAGGCAGGAATGCAAAGTCACTTGCTTGACCTGCATTAACAACTGCCTTACCTTTGTAAGTCTTAAATGCTCCGCTACCAGCGAACGCTCTTGGGTTGGAGTGAGCAATGTCACCACCAGTAAGTTTGAAGAGACCAGTGAGAGGTTGTCTAGTCTCAGTAATTACTAATGATCCATGATCAGTATCGCCACTAGATTGTGCGGTTACTTGACCATAATCTTCTGCTGTAGATGCAGATGTATTAATATTTCCTGCATCATTCCCCGCAGAGAAAGTTACTACTGAACCTGAATTATAATCGTATACCTTCCTCTCAAGTCCACCAGAGAAATTGAAGAGTCTTCCGCTACCTTGATATCCTACTCTTGCAAATGCTTCTGGATTACCGCCACTGAATGTTAATCCAATGACATCTTTTCTGATAAATTGTCCTGTTGCTAGATTACGACCAACAACGTAAGTTTGTGCTCCAGATGGTTCCTCAAGTTGATCAACACCACCTGAAAGAACTGAGAATGAACCTGAACCGTTATATGCACTAAACCTGTTACTTGTAACCTTGAATCCTCTAATCTTCAGGGATCCGAAAGGTGTACCTTCTCCAGGTAAAATGTCTCCAAAGTCTGTTTCACCATCAGTAGCGATGGTGATAATCTCTCCATACCCAACAGAAGAACCTACAGTAGCGGTTACCTGACCATTGTCAGTATCACTACCATAGGTCTTGAATGACTCTTCTGTGAAGTCATACAAGGCGCTATTAGATGAAGCGCCAGAAATACGCAGAGGTCCAGAACCTCCAATATAAGGAGCAACTTTGCGCTCTAAACCATTAGCAATCTCAAATAACGTACCTGAACCTGTCCAGGCTTGTTTTGTAATTACAATTGCCTTCTCTCTAAGGACAATTGGTTGTGCCTTAGCAACAAATACTACACCAGCTGAATCAGATTCTTCGCCGCTGATATTAATATTTCCAAATGGATATGTAGTTTCAGTCCATACAACAAGATTATAATTTTCTGTTGCAGTTACATCATCTACAATAAAATCTGTTCCTGTTTCTACAATAAACTCATTGTTTACAACACCAGCAGTGCCATCTTCAACAATAAGATCAAAAAAGTTTATGCCACGATCAACTGTGGACGTGGGAGCATCACCTATGCTACCCAAGTCCTGGCTATCAAAATATTCAATTGATGTTGAATCGTAGCGAAATGTATTCATTAAACGTTCTACACATTAAAAGGGGGTGTAAAACACCCCCTCACAAAATACAATAACGAATAAGATGTATACTATATATCAGTCAAGGCTGACGTTCAATGTGATCTTGATTTGGTCACCGTTGTTCTGAATTGGGTATGGACCATTTGTGAATCTCTCAGCAAACATGATGCTGCTGTGAAGAGTCAGGTCACCAGTTCCATCAAGAGCAGGTGTTGTACTGAAGCTGTTAGCATCATAGACTGTGTGAACAGTGTAAGTACTAGCAGTTGTGCCTGAGTTAGTACTACCTTGAGCGATGTAGATTACATCGCCAGCAACCAGACCGTGGGCAGTAGCGTTAACCTTGCTGTAAGACAGGGTGATTGAGGAGTCAGTAGCAACCTGAATGTTGTCAGTCAGGGCGTTGTTGATGTAAAGAATTCTGTTGAGAATGTCAATACCAATAATAGTTGTAGAACCAGGAACAGCGGAGTTACCACCAACAACCATGCCGACAGTGATGTCGTCCATGATGTTAGCAACGTTGGCAAGAGTGATAAACTTATTGCCGATAACGCCAATAGCGGGATCAGTGTTGTCACCCTTAGTAAGAACTGTACCAGCAGCAGCACCGGCAGCATCCGTTACACCATGGATGGTGATAGGCATGTTGTTTGCACGAGCCAAATAGTAACCATAAACGTTACCAGCAGCAGCAGTAAAGGTGAATGTTTCTTCTGGGTATGTTGCAGTTGTAACACCACCAGTGAAGTTGATTGTGCCTGAAACAGCACCAGAGTTGGCAACAGTCAGAACGACAGTTGATCCATCTACTCTGGATACTTTAGCACCCGCACCGATACCAGTACCAGCGACAAGGTTACCTACACTAACTGTGCCACTTACACTAGCAACTGAAATAGTAAAGGCACCTGAAGAACCAGTACCAGTACCGGAGGCAATAGGATCACCAGCAGTAGAGATTGCCCAACGGTTACCATTCAGAAGAATACCGTATGCATCGGAATATTCCTGATCAGCACGGTTGTTATTTACTGTAGGATATCCAGTGTTCGCAGCAGTACCATAACTGTTAGTATTACCATCAGCATATGGTTCATAATAAGCAGTTGCGGAAGGTACATCACCTTCAGCGGGGTCTGTATTTGAAGTATAAAGCTTCAAAACTAAATTTCTAGGGATCTGGTGAGTGGCGTTCAGCAGATAACGGAGCGACTCTAACTCACCAATATTTGGTACTAAAAGTGCCATTTAAAATGTTCCTCTTGTTTGATGTTGATTTATCTGTTTATATTTATAATTTTACTTTCAGAGCGATAGCAAAATTACTGATTGAAACCGTAGTATTTATAACTTCATACTGTATGATGTCTCCAGCGTTTAATTGCTTTGACCATCCAGTCAATGTAATATCAGTACTTTTTACATCACTATTTAATTGTGGTCCATTCCCACCACAAATTGATGCTACGTTAGGAAAATCATCAAAAGAGCATTTCCTAATATCAAGTTCTAAATCTCCAATAGCATCGGCAACAATGACCCATGATTGGATAACACCAGTAACATCAATAGTTAGGAAACCTTTGTTTCCTGTAGTCATTGGTCTAGAACCATTGTCTATAACATAATTAATAGTTCTAGTTAGATCAGCAGTGTTTGCAAGTGCAATTCCAAAGAATGGTGTAACTGTACTTGCAGGAGCAGTAGCAAATGTAATTTCATTGCCTGATACTGTGTATCCCACTCCTGGTTGCAAAATAGTATTGTCAACAGAAATAATCAGTTGCTGGTCATTTAATGCATAATATGCTTCTCCAGAAACTGCTAACTGAAAAACTGTTTGTGCTCCATCAAACTGTGAACGCAAATCATCCAGAATTAAATTCTGGTATTGTATCCCTTTTGATGGTGCTTCATAATTTAAACCAATACTAAAATCATTAGCAACACTTTGTGTGACATCAAAATTAGTAGTACTTACTTCGTAATTAGCCACTATACTGTCACTCCTGGTGTTACTGTCGCAATTCCTTCAATAAATCTGGTCTTTACTCCACTCGCAGAAGTCAAGACTAAATCATAAACATATCTTCTTGCTTTGAGGGCAGATGTAACTGTATCAGTCAAAGTAATTTTAATTACTCCTTTACTTCTGTCAGTAAAAATTACTGCAAACGGTGTTGCAGCACTTGAAGTATAATAACTTGTCTTCAGCTTTGCCTCTGCGGTAAACCCCAAAAGATTTACCGAAGCACCATCTGAGTTTTTGATAGTAAAGGTTGCTGAGAAGTCAGTACCCTGCTCTATCACTAAGTTAATTGTAATTGCAGACATGTACTAAAAAAGACCTTCCTTGTTATTTATAAGGAAGATCTTTAAAGTTATTCTGCCGCTACAGGTTCTGCTTCAACAGGTTCTTCGGTTTCAGCAGGAGGATCTACTAGATCCAGAGCTTCAAGAGCACCTTTGAGTTTAAGTGCAAGTTCTCGTTTTGCCACGACCTGCGCCTCAAGATTTTTAATTTCAGAGATTGCAGTTTCAAGTTGGGTTGTAAAGTTTTCGCGCAGTGCGCTTGGTTCAACAGACATGGTATTACTTAGTTTCAGTTGTAATTATACTACAATTTATTTAGTGTGTCAATTAAGATGGAATCCAAGGGGAATCAGTTTTACTACCATCAGTATAATATGCCAACCAGGCGATTCCCATACTACTTAAAGTGTAAGCACTAGGAGAATGAACCCAACCATTTAATCCCCACATTCCACTTGCACCATCTGCGTTACCAGATCCTGTGTAGGTAGAAGACTGTTGAGTTCCAACAGTTTGCCAAGCATTTCCATTTTGTTCATACCATTGAATATATCCAGTGTTTCCGCTTCGTCTATATCTTGAAACACACCATTTGTCTTCTACATAATTTGTGCCAGAACCACCAGCAATTTCACCTAACCTACCATTAAAAGCAGCGTTTGCTGAGTCTGCATTACAAGTTCCTTGATAGTTGTAAATATACCAAACCCACTGAGAATTGCTAGAACTGCCAAGTGACCAGACCATGTTTGAACTGCTGTTAACAGCATGTGGGTTATATGAACAGCAATCAATACAAAAATCTCCTGACATATCAGGTAGAGTTGTTGCACGCATAAAGTCACTATTGCCACTTGTTGCACTACTCATGAATCCATATCCACCACTCCATCCTGGTGGTTGACCATAACTTCCGCTATTAGATCCTAATGCCATTTCACTAGTATTAGTATTAAAATTAATACTTCCTACTTGATCATCATAACTGCTAGAAAAATCATAAAAGTGAGCAGCACTAGTGTCAATTAAACCACCACTACCACCACCACCACCATAACCAAGTAACATTTGTTGCATCATTAGCTCAGACCTCCACCAGAAATATATGCTTTGCCACCTGAACCACCCTCAGCAAATAAAATTGTGGAAACAGTTCTTGCTGCTTGGGTTTTGCTACCAGTGGTTCCATCAGAAGCATTATAGAGATTTAATCCACTACCCTGAGTGATAGGCACATCACTAGAACTGTTTGCAACAATTGTAATCATATCACCAGAAGCAAACACTTGGTCAGGAATTGTAATTGTAGAACCGTTATCAACTCTTATGTGTTTTCCTGCATCACTAGCAACTAAGGTATAATTACCAGATTTAATACTTTGTCCAAGTCTTCTCAGTGGACCGATTGAGTCACTGATTGTGCCGTCTTGAGCAAATGTCATACTGGCAGTTCCACTTTGATTAAAGTGAAATTGTATTTTAGCGTTTGAATTGGTAGAAGAGTTTGCGTATAAACGAAGGCTCTTTGTACCATCATCATAACCAAGTTGACCGCCATTCCCAATCGTTGGCAGAGTGTATTGAGTTATGCCATTGGATGTAACTGTCCCACCAAATGTGGCGTCTCCGCCAGCCTTAATTGTGACGTTGGCGTTGGCTGTATCAAAACTGCCGGTAGGTGATTCTTGTAATCCCAAGAAAACGTCGGCTCCAGAAGTGTTGCCTTTAGAAATCAATGTTGATCCAAATTTACCTTCACCAGTAGAAAGAATTCTGACTGCTGCACCAGTACCGTCAACATCAGTAGGAGATGCATAGTAACCATTAGCTAGTAATAGATGAGCTGAGTTAGTACCACTATTGTTGGCATTGCCGAATCGGGCAAGTATATCACTACCTGCGTTATTTGAGTGATCTACTCTTACAGTACTTGTGGATTCTATACTACCAGTAACTTTCAGACCAATATTAGTTTCCCACAATCCACTGGTATTACTGTAAGTAATAGTCTTATCAGTAGCTCCTTTCAGTGTAATTCCGCCACCGTCGGCTGTAGTATCAGAAGGAGATGCTACATTAGCAAGTTCAATGTTCTTATCTTCTACGGTTAAAGTAGTTGAGTCAATGGTAGTTGTAGTTCCTGAAATATCAAGGTTGCCTACAACATAAAGATCTTTCCAGATAACAACTCTTTCATTTCCAGTATCAGTTCTAAATTGCAAGTAATCAGTACTACTTCCAGTTTTTCTAAAACTTAAAGAATTAATTCTATTATCTGGAATGTAAATGTGATTTAATATTGGACGTGTAAATTGTAAATCGTTTTTTGCAACTATTTTAGTATTAACTGTTGTTGTGCCGCTACCACTAGCATTTCCAATTATAACATCATTATTATTGATTAAAAGATTAAATGTATTTGCTGATGAAAGAAGTTCCCCACCATTAACCGCAATCTTACCAGAGCAAGCAACGTCATCACTAAGGATATTGAAGTTAGTATTTCCACCTCCACCAGAAACACCCATGTTGATGGTAGTTGCTGCACCAAACGCATTAATCTGTGTTGCTACTGTATTGAAAAGAGCTTGTGTAGTCTCTGATCCAACAATCGTAGGATTTCTAAGTGTCAGAGTTCCTGTAGTTGCACCAAGACGAATGTCAGTACCAGCACCAAATGCCTCTACAGTTGTTGCATAATCATCAAATAAATCAACTGTATCTTGAGTACTAGGAACTCTAACGTCACCTGAGTCTACCTGAAGATATCCTGTAAATGTTGAGTTTTCATCAACAGTCAGTGTATCAATGCTAGCAGTACCATCAATCCAAATATTATTCCATTGTTTTGTTGCAGAACCTAAGTTATAGTTTGCAGTGCTATCTGGAACAATACTAGAGGTAAGTTCGGCATTAAATACGATGTTATCAGTATTAAGATCACCAAATGTTAGTGTACCACCTGATGCAGCACCAGCTCTAAATGTAATATCGCCGTCTACTTCTAAGTTACCAGTAATTGATAAACTACTAGTAAGACCAATTTTATTTGCATCTACCTTGTAAAAACCTTGCCCAGAATCCCAGAATAAACTTGGTGATGCTAGTGTGCCATCATCCATTCCATGAGTCTGGTTGATTAAATCAACATCACCGTTGACAATTTCATTGACACCACTGACGAGCACATTCGTTGGCGTTAATAACGTTGCTGCATCACCAACATCAGTACCGATGAGGTTAATCATCTGACGCTGCTGCTCAAATGTAAAACTTGTGAGGACTTCTCTAATTGCCATTGGTAAGTTTCTTTAATAACTGCTTGATTTCATCAAGTTCTTGCTTCAAAGTATTTATCTCCGAAACCATCCCTTCTCTATTTGCCTTCGCTTTCATATAACGTTCATAGTCTGCTTGACTAGAATTGATCACAGCACCACTATCAGGATCCCTATAGAGATTGCTGTGACCTTCAACTTTTACTTTAATCATGAATGTGCAATTACTCGGAGATCTTCAACTCGTGGAGCAAGTGCTGGATCACTACCAGCAAACACCAATTTAATCGCAAACGCTGAGAATGGTTTCAAATTATTTGCGGTATAAACATATTCCAGATAAGAATTCATGTCTTCCATTGATGGGGACAATGATTTACTTTGTTCTGGAGTAATACTTGAGTTGAAATCAGAGAGTCCAGTACCATTGAAATACTGCCATGCCATTTCAGAGAAGTTATCAGAACTTCCATCAGGACGAATCTTGAAAAGAACCTTAACATTTTCATTGCTAAACAAGTTAGATGTTAACTTACAATCCAAAGACGTTGCGGGACTATCCAAACTTACCTCTTTTGTAATATACTTAGAGGCAGTAGAGCTATTAAATGTAGTTTCGTCAACATAAAGGAATCCATTACTTTGGGAGACTGCGCTCACAAGTCTAGTAGTTACTGGAGAAGTTCCTGAATTCGTATCATCAATTCGGTCATTTACAGAGAAAAGATTGTCAGTAATTACTTTCACTTTTAGATTTCCAGTACCGGAATCCCATCCGATAACAATACCAGTTTTGATTACTATTCCTCCAAGAGTTGCACTTACAGAACCCTGAGCAACCGCTTGTCCATCAACAAATGTTCCTGTAATATCAATTAATTCAAGTATACCACCATTAACATTTACAACTTGTCCAGATGCACCGGAACCAGATTGAGTTAATCTACTAGCACTGTCAACAGTATTGATAAATGTTCCGCCAGCTATACCACTCACAGTAAATTGTGCAGCTTCAACAACGTCAGGAGAAACTGTAGATACAGTAAAATCAGAAGTTGTTGGTACAACTAATGTTTGTGAAATAGCACCAAATCTATCTTCATCTCCTTTCGGATTATCCATTCGTGAAGACGCTGTAATTAAGTTACAACGACTAAGATCAACAACAGGAGAAAGATTATCCTGATCAGTGCTCAATGAAATAGTATAAGTTATAGACTTATTACCATTCAAAAGTGAAGCTTGATTACGATAAACTTCATTGACAGATGATGCAATCACTCTAGTTTCTTCAAAATAATAATTATCATTTGGGCTTAAGTTAAACGTAGGTGAAATTGTATATTCGTTGGTTACTGCAGAATCAACTGGTCTTCCGAATGCAGTCTTAATATTTTGAGATACCGATGACGATGGGAATACCATCATTGAAACTTGAGGAGTTGCAATTTGATACAACTTATTTGTTGTAGATATAACATTAAAACCACCACCAGATCCACTACCAGTCATATTGACATTTGCAGCGTTCCATAATGTTGTATCAATCATTATACAATAATCATCAAGACCAGTATTCTGAATGGAGTGGAATCCATTGATCAATGTAACAGGAATTCCATAGATTGAATTGTTTGCTCCAGATCCCACGACGTTCTTAAGAATAGTAAAATCTCCATCTTTCATTCCATGATTTGGTTGTTTCACACGAATAACTTTTTGGTTAGTACCAAACAATGCAGAAGATCCATCAGTGTTATCAACAGTAATAGGATTGTCAGGAAGATTCACAAAATCAAGATCCTCATTTCTAAATTCAATTGATGCAGTTGAGTTAGTTTGAAATAAGCATCTATTTACATCAAATTTAATTGCTTCAGCAGTATCTTCGGACCATGCTGTGGAATTTTGAGATTTGAACAAAGCTCCAACGTTAGATTGAGCAGATGCAATAACAGAACTTCCAAGAAGTTTCTCTCCAATTTTAGCACTGTAAATTTCATAATCCGGTGATGAAGATGAGATTACAAATGCATATTTCGTATCGTTTTGGAGGTATACTGGTGATGTAAATTTAAATCTAGTCCTTGTGTTGCTATCAACTGAAGTTGAAATTCCCATCCTGACAGCAGGATTAGTTATTCTAATAAACGATGTTGCTGTTGCTTGACCATCACCTCCTGAAATTGTGACGTTAGGTGGGGTATAATAATTTGAACCTCTATTTGTTAATTCAACTTCATAAATTTTTCCATTATAAATTTTTGCGGTAGCAGTGGCATTTACGCCAAATGTTCCTCCATTTTCACCAAAAACGTTGACCGATGTTGTATCATTGGCATAACCAGTTCCAAATGATGTTACTTTAATTCTATCAATAACACCAGAATCTTCATCAATATTGAATGTTGTTGTAGAAATAGCAGGGGCTCTCTCTACAGTAAATTCTTCACCTGGAATAAATTCTTTACCATTATGATTAGAAAGAGTCAAATTATATCTTGTGTCAGTTGTTGTAACTGTCATATCTTTCTTGACTGTTCCTGATGCTCCTGATGTTGATCCTTTGATAGTCTCACCTTTCTGGATAGTCTCGCCAGATGGAACATCTGTATTAATTTTAATTCTGAGTTGAGTGTCGGACTCAAGTGTAGATTCACTAAATGGAATTATATTTCTGGTGGGTAATCCACCATTAGTATCAACCAAATAAACTGTTACTGGTCTATCAGTTTCTTCATCAGTAGGAGTCTGCTTGCTCTTGAAATATAAATCCACACTAGATACAAACATTCCCCCATCAAATCCAGAAACTTTAAAAGTTTGTGCAAGAGGATCTAGTAAACCAGTTTGGTTTACATTGACTAAAGAACTTCCAACATATTGAACTGTGTCAGAATTTGAAGTAGATCTTCTATTAATATAAGGAACTCTTGTGGATTGAATTGATGTAGTAGAAGTATTGGGGAAACCACTTACAGTATATACTGCCTCTGCAAATGTAGATACCTCACCAGAATCGCTGGAATTACTATTGCTAGAAGTTAATCTAAATGACTTACTGCCAGCAACAAAAGATCTCTTAGTACTTGCATTATCATAGAATATACTTGGAGAGTTAGTCATATCTAAACTCTTCCTACTTTTTCTAGGTGCAAATCCATTTGGAATCAAGAAGAAACCACTAATATTACCTTTGTTATCTGTGACGATCTTTTCACCAAAACCTTTTTCAGCATAACCAGCTTCTCCAGTAAATGGAGTGGTTAAGCTAGTAACATTATCTGGGTTGACCCATGAAGAAACACTAATACCATCAAAGAAAGCATAAAGTTGAGTATCAGGTTCAAGACCTTTCGCAACAAATTTTACAAGTTTAGTTCTAATGTAAGGAACATATGGTGTGGAAACAGCTCTTTGACCTCTGTCTACAGAAGATGCTCCATATGGAGACAATCTGTTCTGGGTGCCATTTCTACTTCTAGTTCTAGTTTTTCCTTTAATAACTAGATTAGGATCACCAGCAAATTGTGAAGTAGTAGTATTGGTGGAATTATTCAGAGTATATGTTGGAGTTCCAGTCCAAGAAATTTGCCATTCATTCCATAAACTGCCCCAAACATTGTTATCATTCTTGATAACATCAAATATTGAATTTTCATTAACAATTAATTCAGGAGATGTTGTAGTATCTTTCCATTCATCAATATCAGGTTGCAGCAACATCATTCCAGAATACTTGGATGTTTTATCTTTATTCAGAATAAGTGTTTTTGTTGAATACTGATTAGTTATAGTGTTCTGCTCAGTAAATGGAAGTGTGACTAAATCACCTTTCTTAACATATCCACTTGCAGTTCTCTGCAGATCATTAAGATTTTTTTCCTCAAGTTTAGTTTGAGAAGAAGCAAAACTTGGTCTAAGAACACCAGTTTGTGTATCAATAGAACACTTATAATCTATAGACGAAGTATTTCCTACTCCGTGTCCTTCAAAGTTATCTACAAGAATACCGTTCTTGAACCTATCATTACCAAACTCGTCTCTGACTTGGGTATTAAATGTATCCTGCTCCAGGAGACTTAATACTGTATAGTATTCAAGTTTCTCAACTCTCTTCTCAAGTTTACCGATATCACGCATCGTGTAACGACGGTTGTCAAAATTCTTGACAGTAATATCGGATAACTTATAAGTATATGCTGGAATATTCAAATGATAAAGCAGAATTCCATCAGAAATTTCTTCTGGAACCTGTGGATTAAGAGAAGGAGTTCCCTTAGCAACAACAAAGTTACCAGATTTAGAAATATAAATGGAATCAATTCTATTTAAATAGAATTCATAATTAGACTCAAATGTAGTTCCAGAAATAGGCAAAGGAGCAGAAGATGATCCTAAACCACTAAATTTCAAAGCATCAATTGTTCTTGAATCACTATACCCAGGAAGAACTGTTGCGGTATTAATACCAGTAAAATCAGATACCCTTGGTCTAAAATCAACAACATCTCTTAAAGAAATTTTTCCAAATACTGATGAATCATAATTGGGAATATCTTTATACTCAATATTAGTATAAGAGTCTACGGTGAAATATCCACTACCAGCAGAACCTGTACCAACACCGCCAATATGATCAAAGTAATCATACACTACTAATAATTGATTACTTGGAGCAATCTCGCCTGGTTTTAAGATAATTCTTGCAAGATCATAATGAGTATCTCTTTGACCACCATCAAATGTAAATCTATCCGTAATCTCAACATCATTATTAGTTGCAGGCGCTGTCGTTGACGACATAAAAACTGATATTAGTTTAAGACCATCAGCATATTCAAGAGGAATTACAGGATCATTAAATCCAGTTGCAATAGGTGATTCTACATTAGACTTAAGGACTTTAGTTTTTGGTGAAGTATCAACTTTTCTGACAGGAGCAATAAGTTTAAATGGTGTGTTTGCGAACCCAGTAAAACCACTCATATCAATGTTGATACTCGTAGCATTAGCACCTATTGCAACCTTCCCAGAAATATCAAGAAGATTTCCGCTAGTCGGATTAGACATAACATAATCACCAGCCGAATAATTGAGGAACTGTTCATTGGTTCCAACAGTTACACTTGCTAAAGAGTTGGAATCAAAATTACCTAAAAATTCTTTTGCTACAGTATAGTTGATATTCGTGTCATTAGGATCTAAAACCTGAGTTTTGACATCTTTATTAGGGAGTGCATATAGAAGTGTGTTAGAGGCGACTCCAGACAACTTAGAACGCTTTCTTTGGATACTCTTGGTAGTAAAAGCAGACAATATTTCGCCATATACAAAAATTCTTGCTGTAGTAGTAGCTCCATCAATACATGCAAATTTTACAACATATTTTCTGACACGTCCAACATTATCAATAACAGAAATAATATCTCCCTCAACCAAATCAAGATCTGGTCTTGACCCAAGATTATCTGCAGTAATGAAATAATCACCTTCAATGGCACTAAAAGTTGATCCGCCTGCAACCGCAAACGATGATTCTGTTGAAGCAATATCGCCAGCAAAAGGATTTCCTGTGGTAGTTCCATAGAAACTTCTAACGAAAGATGAATTATAAGGTACTATATTTTTGTAGTTCATAACAGGAGTAACTACAGCTCCAGAACCTGTTGTCGCGACAACCTGAATTTCGGGAGCTGTACTAAATTTACCAATAGCAGCTCTAGTTGTATCAGTAATTGTAATTACTCTAAGTTGATTATTTGTTACAGTAATATTTGATGCTTCAATTGTAGTGAGTTGATTCACTCCGCCAATATTAATAGCAGTAATGTCAGCAGCATCAACATATGCTGCTCCAAAATTTTGAATCTTGAATTCTGAAATAGTTCCTTCTGTTTCAATAAAGTTAAATGGAGTTGATGCACCATCTTGTTCAGATGCAAGAGTTTCTCCCTCAGAGAACTCTCCAACAACTCTGGAAAGAATTAATTCTTTAGAGTCCGCAATAAGTTGTTCAACAATACCTCTGGCACCACTAGTTTGTCCAGTAATGAATTTACCTACACTAAAGTTTAGTGGATCTTTACATTTAATTCTTACAAAATACTCTAATCCAAATAAACCATGCCTAAACAAACAATCTTTATCATATGCACCATTTGATGAATTTCCGGTAAGATATTTAAAAGATTTTGTTTTACCAATGCCAACAAAAGGAGTTGTAACATATTCTGCTGATTTCACAGTCGCGTTGACTGCACCAATCGTGATAGATCCACCAATAGCAAATGCACCACTGCCGCTGGTACGCTTACATACTACAAAAGCTTTATTTTGAGATTCATTAATATGATAAGCAAAAGCAGTACCAGTTTGACCCGACAACGACCACGTAGTTGTACCGCCACCATCAGTTACTGGATTTGTAGTTGCAGAAAGGGATGATAATGTGAAAATAAAATATACATCAGTTTCTGGCGCATTAGCATCAAGATTCTTTGTAGTATCACCAAATTCAGTATCTGTATGTCTATCATACAGGACTACTTCTTGATTTGCATTTGTGCTAACAAGACCTAAACCAGTAACATTTTCTGATCTAGATTCAACATCGGGAAATGAAAGTAAATTCTTTACTGTATAATTAGATCCCTCTGAAGCAGAAATTGAATTATTTTCTTGAGTCTGTGTATCTCTAGCTTTTTCAATAGAAACATATCTAGTTGAAGTTGTTTCAATCTCATATCCCTTGACATATGCTTTGCCAGGTTCAATAACTGTTACAAACTTATCTGCAGACCCTCCTTGAGAAACAGTATATACACCATTATTGTCAATACTTGCAAGACTCTCCTTGAGACTAAGCAAGAACTCTTTAACTACATAATTGCCAGACTCATCAAAAGTTCTTCTGGCAAGAATATCTTCAACGAGACCATTAGTATTGGAAAGTTCTACAACTGGTGTAGTAATTCCATTCTTAATTTGAAGTAACTGAACAAAATCTCTTTGGTCAGGTGCATCAATTGGTCTTGAGACTAATGTAAGTCCAATCTTAAGTCTATGTGCTCCAGGAGCAGCAAAGTTAGAATATCCCTGTGCATTATCCAGAAGTGAAAGTTCTTCTTCTGGTGTTGTTAACTGTTCTGAAACAATAAATCCAACTTTATAAGTCGGAGTATTATTGTATTTTTCAAGAATAATTGTTTGTGAATCTGTCTTTACTAAAGACCCATTAATGAAATAGATACCTTCATTTACAGAAACTGCTGTACCAAACCCCATCGCATTAGAGGTAGTTGGTTTTACATTTCCACTAACACCAACAATTGCTGTGGGAGCTCCAGCAGAATTAGAAGTAATTGTTTCCCCTTCTAAGAAAGTGAGGGCAGTGTTTGTATCACCACTACTTTCATACTTAACAAAAAGTGTAGCAGAATCCGTTGTCGTTGATGCAGTAGCATTAACAACAGTAGCGACAATACCAGAAGTATTGCCAGTCATTTTTTTGCCGATGTAATCGGTAATTAGCAAATTATTTGTAAAAGAACTAACCTTTACAAAATTAAATTGCCTATCTACAATAAGTTCCCCAGGTACTACAATAGAACCTTGTTTAAAATTTGCTTTCGCAAGACTTTCTACTTGATTCTGTAAAATTGATTGCAGCGTAGTGAGTTCCCTAGACTGGATAGAATATCCAGGTCTAAAGAGAACTCTGTAAAAATTACTATTCGGATCAAAATCATCAAAATAAGGAGCTTTATTTAAGTTAGTACTCTGGGGCATATTACTAGACTAGAATGTTGTTTTGATCTTATATGATATATATCAGAATTCTACGACCAATTTCACATCCTCAATTTGGTCAATTGAGCGAGAAACTGTTCTTCTGTTTTCAACATAAATGATATCGCCTGTATACTTCTTAATCTCAGTATTAGCGTAACCGTTAGTAAAAGTTAGATTTGAAGTTGTAAGACTATAACTTGTTTCTGGAGTTTCAACTGATCCAGAAATTGCACCTGTAATTGCATTAGCACCCGAGAAAGCAGGAAGATCTCCTTGAGTATCGCCAGTGATAATGTGCTCATAAGAACTCTGATAGAGTTTCAGAATCTTTGTACCTGAATCCCATGAGACAACTTTGCCCTTGGCATTTGTAGTTGCCTGAGTTACTTCTTCATCAATATTAAATGATGCAACTGTTGCTGAAGGGAATTTAACCGCTACAAGAGCGTTGTAGGTAGAAGATGTTGCAGCTCCGCCGCCTGTTTGCTCAGGATCGCGAAGAACTCCAATTCTTCTGAAGTCAGTGTCAACTGGGAACTCAAGATTCTCATCGTATTGAACTCTAGAGTTGACCATGACACGCTTAGTGCCAAGTTCTTTATTAATGTTATATCCATGTCCACCTGAAGGAGGAATGATTACTTCTAGAAGAGCAACAGATCCAGGGGCACCAATACCAGAAATTTCAGTTGCATTTACATTAATATAACCGTAAGTGTAACCAGATCCAGGAGTTGTGATGATTACATCACTAACAGCACCACTAGTTACTTTAACTGTTGCGATTGCCTGACTACCACCGTTTTTCGCCCAATCTCCACGGACGGGAACATTAGTATATCCAGTTACGTTGTTGTCAGTGTATCCAGTACCACCGCTGTTAATAACAACAGTATCAACAGAACCATCAACTGCTGCTCCCTTAACATCAACACCGTTTGTGGGATCTCCTGCAGATCCAACACCCCAGGTAGCAGGTACAGGAATATATGATGTAGTGAAAAATTTAATTACATCATCTGTTCCAATACTATACAAGAACTTCCATCTATAACCATCAGCAGTGCTGAAGATAGTTGTTCCAGTTCCTGAAGGAGCGACTGTAGAAGCAGTTCCGTTAGGGTTGGCAGGAGAAGAACCGTTATAGATACATTTGTAAATTTTATAGTCATTTACAACATAAAATTTACCGCTATACAGGTGAGGAGCATTTTCACCAGCAGAGTTTGCCTTGAAATCAGCACTATAATTAGAACGATACATGGAGTATGTGACTCCAGATGTCCAATTATGTCTCGGAACTACTAATCTCACATCCGAAGACTGAATTCTCTTGAGAGAAATCATGTCATCAAATACTTCTTTTTCGTAATTGAAACTGTCAATGGGAGTTGGAGGATTATTTTCGTTTGGAGCAGCGAGATATGAACCACTGTGCTGACTACCTGCGGGTTGACCAACATATGAGAGAGCGCCAGCTACAGTAGCGGTGTCCCAGGTTTGGGGTCTACCCATGAAGAAGTACATATTAGTGGCAGCCGTCTCAGAAAATGCTTCCTCAAACTGTTGAGCATTATGAATCCTAAATTGTTCAGAAATTAAAGCTGGCATTGCTATAAATGGTTTACGGTTTTCCTTGTGTTATTTATATTTATCACCCTCGCCAAGCGAGTCT